GTCAGATACGGATCAAGAGATGCCGACTGCGTAGAGTATGCACCCTTGAGCATGTCGCCTGCGGCACCGACAGTACCAAGACCAAACTTTGTGTAATCCATGCCGCCTTGTGTAGCATTGGCGGCAAGCTGCGCATCTTGTTGCATTCGTGCGTTCAGCAAGGCCTGCATCTGCGGACTAGCGGCACCTTGACCGTTAACACCGCCACCAATCGCCAAACCACCGCGACCCTGGGCCTGCATGAGCGCCTGTAGGTTCGCCATCTCAGTTGCGCGGCCAGGAGCAAGCAAACCTTGCTGGTCAGACAGATATTTAGCGGCCTGTTGTTCAGGAGATGTCGTCAGGTACTTGTTACCAAGTTGCATGGCATTCAATGCAGCTTCGCGCATGAGTGCCGTATCACCAGTTGACGAAGTGAACTGATTCATCAGACCACCGGATACACCAGCCAACTGCCCAAGTTGCTCCTGGAGTAGCGGATCCAACGTGTAACCAGCGCTTACAAGATTGCCCTTGTCATCGTAGCCAAACTGTGACTGTCCGAAATTGGTCTTGATACCAACTGGTTTGAACTTGGCAGCATCTGCTGCGATCTGCGCAGCACGCACTACAGCATCGGCCTGTTGGCTTGCTGCCTGGTTTCCGGATTGTGTGTTGAGGTATCCACCAATAGCCGATGTAATCGGGCTAATGAACTCTTTCCATCCTGTCGCAGATGTCAATAGCCCGCGTCCTGCGTCAGTAGCAGCACCAGTCAATGCACCAGTGGCACCAGTGGCACCAGTGGCACCAGTGGCACCAGCAACAGTCCCTGCTGCACCGAGCCCGGTTGATGCGGCACCAGTGGCACCGCCAAGAGGTGCGAGCGTCGATGTTGTGATACCAGCGGTACCACCTACAACTGGTGACGTCACAGCGCCCGTGCCAGTTGCACCAGTTGCACCAGTTGCAGCACCGTAACCAAGAGCGCCAGCAACAAACGGGGCCGATATCATCGCAAGCGGCACCCCCCAATTGCCGAGTAGTCCGTTCGCTGTAGATACGACTCCTTCTTGCCAGCGCGGGTCTGCTACGCCCCTTGCACGGGGCCCAGCATCAGCTCCATCACGCGCATTGGGGTCGCCAACCTGCTCATTCATGAAGTCGTAGAACTGCTGTGGCGTCATCCCCTCTGCCTGGTAGTTCACACCGAAATTTGGCCCAAGAAACCGCCCCTGCGCATCGAGCATTTCAGGCTTAATCAATGCCTCATATTCAGCGTATGATTTCGGGGCACCTGCAGAAGTCGCTGGCGCTCCCATGAATGCTTCGATTTGCTGAGGTGTGTAGTTCATGCCACCGAACGCAAGCGCCTGTTGTACTTGCGTTGGCGTCATTCCAAACGATTTGGCCTGGGCTTTAACCTCATCCTGTGACTTTCCAGCCAACCATTGCTTGATCTGGTCGCCAGTGTATTGCGTACCACCAATGACCATTCCGGGCGGAGCTGGCCCACCACTGCCACCACTACCGACAGCATCAGATGCTGCATACCCACCACGATTTTTGGGATGTATTTGCGGCCCGCCGGTTGTCCTGTTTGGAGTTACCTTCTCACCTTGCATCGATGCCATCAATCCCGGCGGTGATGCTACAGACTGTGTGCCTGTTGGGGATGACCCATAACGCAATGCGCCATTCGCATCGACATACATCGGCTTCGATGTTTGAGCGCCACCAGTCTCGCCAAATGCCCCAGTCCATGCATTCCATGCGTCACCTGTGCCATGGGCACCCATCCCTGTGCGACCTTGCTCGAAACTGTAATCGTGCCCTGTTCCTGGTGCATAGATGCCGCCAGGTGCCCAGTCAGTTGGTGACGACGCAGCACCTGTGAACGTACCAGCACGCATTGCGTTCAGCGTGTCAGGATTCTGGCTTGCAACCCATGCCTGGTAGTTGTTGGCATTGGCACCGTTGGGGTTGTATTGACGATACTGTTCAAAGTACCGTTGCAGTCCGGCATCTCCACCCATCGTGCCAGGACCTGCGATCTGGCGTGCTTGCAGGATCAATTCCCGTCGCTGCCATGGATCGGTGATACCTAGCTGTTGCGCGAATTGATTGTCATCGCCACCGCTGGCGTAGAAATCTTTGATCTGCTGGTCACTGTATTCCGTACCACCAATCATTAAACCCATGATTTACTCCTGAATAACTCGTGGCGGCCTACCTCTACGCTTAAGCGTCAACACTTCTTTGGAGGGCGGCGGCTGCGGTTTGTCTTCGATGGTTTCGGTGGCTTCAACATTCTTCACCTCTGTGTAGCCTTCATGCTTCCGCAGTCCGTCAATGTCTCCCTGGTTAACGAACGAGACAGTGTTACCGGAGCGATTGCATCGAAAAATTACCATGAAATAAACCCCGCCTTAGCGGGGCTGTTGGTTTACCAAGTCGGACGCCCGACAATGAACTTGCAGGTTGTCGATGCAAGATCGATAGCCCCGGCACTGTTGTTCAGCAGAGTGAGTGTTACGGTGTTTGCGGCAGTAACCGCACCACCAATCACCCCATCAACCGTATCAACACCCATAGAAACGCCCATTACGATGTCTCCGAGTGCCACGTTTGGAACCGTCACATCAACCGATGCGAAAGTACCAGAGCCGGTTGCAGCGTCGCCGAAGTTGACGGTCTCCGTCACCATCCACATTTCGCTGAATACACCGGGTAACTGTTGTTTGCCTTGAATGACTGTCATGATTTAACCTCTTGAATGATGTTAGGTGGGATCGCGCAACCCCTAGGAACTGCGCGATTATTCACTCAAGCGTTAACTCGGGACAACGAACGCAAGTGCTGCGTAGTCCCGTAGCTCTTTCACGCCGTACACCGTATCAGACGTCACCAGAGTACCCAGGTACTCTTGCTTGTACTGAGACTGCGAACGGATACCTTGCTGTTCAGCATGAGCCATTGCATCTTTGTGCAGGATCATACCGGCGCGGTACTTTGTGATCGTGCCGGAAATGGTCACAGATTCGCCCAGTGCGTCAGTGCCGGTCGTTGGAGTAGTCGAAGAGAACGACACGTATTGAGTGCTCGTACCGCTGTCAACGTGGATCCAAGGGCAGTTGGTAGAGGTGAACACTTCAGTACCGTACAGGTTACCCAGGCGACCGGTCTTCAGAACATCACCAGAACCAACGAAAGCCTGTTCAGTGAAGCGGGAGATACCGCGCAGCACGTTGGCTTCAACCGGAGGGATGACTAGAGACAATTCACCGCTGGATAGATCGGCGTCTTCCAGAGTCTGGATCATCTTGCGAATACCAGCATCCGTCAGAGCCGTACCATTGCCAGGGGTTGCACCTGAAAAGTTCGTCGAACCGTCACCACCGATAACAGCCTTCTCGTAAGAGGTCGAACCAGTGCCTGACAAAGTGCCACCGTTGAAGGTTGCACCCAACAGGTGTAGGTGTTGGTCAACTTGCTTCGCCAGGGCGTAGCCAGCATCTTCCGTGTAGAACTTGCGCATGGAAGACAGGGCTTGCATTTCTGCAATGTCTTCATACAGCTTGCTGTACTCGTAGTGCTTGTCAATCAGCACGTCAACGGTGCTGTTGGTCGATGCGATCAGCGTGACTTGAGTGTTTGCAGCCTTCGAGGATGCGGACCCGCGAGCAGGAACCGGAATATGCAGGGTGTCCCCCTTGCGGCCCTTGAAGCTGATTTTTGTCACCAGGTTCGCAAGAACCAGTTTCTGCTTGTAAACGGCAATTACTTCATCACTCCACAATTCGGGGATGAAATTACCGGCAACCGTAGTTGTTACTTGATTAGTACCGAGACCCATGATTAACTCCTAAGTTTGGGCCTGTTACAGCCCGTTTTATTTAACTCGACCTGAGGCGTATGCAGCCATAATCTCGTCGGACATAGCTTCATACTTCGCAGGATCACGCATTTTCAGACGGATCAGATCGGCACGACGGAAAATTTTCTGTGAACTCTCACCAGACCCACCAGTATCTACAGCGACAGCTTTCAGAGTCTTGTCCCTTGCGGCGTTATCCGCCTCCGAGACGACCTTCTGACGAACTCCGCGCAGTTCCTTGTAGGTAGAAAGCAACTCATGCGCCGCATCGAGATCGTACTGGTCAGCCTGTTGAAATAGTTGGGTTCGGACCTTACTGGACTTCACCCACTCTTGGAACCCACTGTCACCAACGATCTGTTGAACGTCGGGGTGGATTTGCATCAACCGCTGCCTGGACTGCTCCGCTTGTACCTGTTTGGCATATTGCTCTGCCGCCAGGACTCTCGGATTGTTCTCAATCTGCTGCCGAATTGCCTCTTGAGGATTCTCAAAAAAATCTACTTCCTTCGGCTCTTCCGCTTTGGCTTTCGGTACCAGTTGTGACTTGATAAGTTCGTCAGCGAGTTTTCGTACTTCCCCAACCTCTCGCCCTTGTCGGGCAATCAGTTCTTCAGCATCGCGGTGCATTTTCACCACGTCCTCAATTGATTTGCCGCGATATTTCTCGGGCAATTCAGGGGCTACAGCTTCAGATTGCTGTTTTTCAACAGATTCAATCTCGCCAATCTCGCCAACATCTCCATCAATGTCCTGAATCTCAGCCATCTTTTCCTCCGGCCCGAATGGGTTGTCGGTTTAAACAAAACTGCGGCTCTAGTGAGTTTTCGCAGCAATATCGTAGTTATAGCATAAAAAGTGTGCACTCACTGTCTTTTTGCTTTGATCCTTGCGTTGTCTTCCCGTATCCGTGCCCAGCGGTCAGCAGCCCCAGGAAACGCGCCAGTAATACCTTCTAAGCGTACAGTCGGCATTGATAGTTGCTCTACAGCATCGCCGCCGCACTCATTGCAATTGATAGTACGAATGTCAGTGTTCACTAACTTTTCAGTCACTGTTCCACAATCGGAGCAAAGGAAATCACGGATTGTTCGCATCTTCTTCCTTCAGGTGTTCATATGCTTTCTCTGACGTATCGGCCAGGGCCAATAGCCAACGCATGATTGAAATCTCACCTTGCTTGAATCGCAAGTTGTCAGCGTTCACACCGGATAGCGTATCTGTTGCTTTCAGCATCGCATTTATGTCATCCATCAGGTCTTTCCACGCCTCAGATGATGTCATCGCAAGACGGTTCTCGTAGTAATTCTGTAGGGTTCTTTCCATCAAATCACCTGTTCATGCCAGCACGTCAGCTTTGAATCCGTTTGGTACCGTGTACAGTAACGTACCTGCCACTGTGGTTACAGCGGACTGGGCCAGGCGCTTCACTGCATCGCCCCCATGTTCTTCTGAGCCATCTGCATCTTGGCGATGTCGTGGTTTGACTCTATGTCCTTTTCCTTGAGCATCAGTTCAGCGATACGTGCCCTGCGTTCGAAGTCGGCTCCTTCAGCTTCCTCGTTGAGATTGTTGCTGAGGGCAGCGACCACCTTAGCCTGCACTTCACTCGGAGCAAGTTGCGTCTTGACCTTGATCTGCTCGGTTTCCGCTTGAACCTTGGCGATGTCTGCCTGCTTTGCCGCAAGTTCTGTCTGTACAGCTTGTTGTTGTGTCTGTTGGGCTTGTGGGTCAGGTTGCGATGCTTTGACCAACTGGGCAAGCATTTCCTCACGGTTTGACAAGCTGCTATTTTTGACAACGCTCTGCATCAGGATCGGAGTCAGCGGAGACTGCGCTCCAAGGGTCTGAATCAGGAAAGCAAGTTGCTTTTGCTCGTACTCACGCGCAACGATACCCAGAGTGGCAGTAGGTATGAACTTCACATCTACAGCGGGGTAACGCTCAGGGTCGAACTGCATGAATCTCCAGGCTGCCTTGTAGATGAACGGAATCAGGAAGTCCTCTTGAAAGTTCACAAGAACACGCTTGTACTTCTTGATCATCGTGGCGGTTGCCATGTCGATGCCGCCAGCGTCACGCGATACCTGAGTAGGCGCTCCAGCCGAGTCAACGGTTGAAGTTGCCATGAGCAACATACGCTCAAACTCCTTGGAAGTCTGCATGGCCTGGCCATCATTGGTTCCAAACTTGAACGGGAAGATGATCTCGTTGGGTGCGCCATTCGTCAAAAACGCCTTACCTGGCTTCACCTCAAACTTGGCACCGCGTGGTAAACGGGTTGCATCCAAACCCACCATTGGTGCTACGGTCAGCGCCAGGGCATCCATGTGGGAACGCATGGAACCGTCAACGGCAGATTGCATATTGAATGCTTTTTCAGCCGTACCACGTCCAAGAAGGCGATTTGGGATCGTATCTGCCTGGTACGACAGAATCGGGCGGTCCTTCATCATGTACGGGGATTCTTCAGCCTTCAGCAGAGTGTCACCGTTCGCAATGACAACGATTGCCTCAACCATGTCCTCGTAGTCTTCGTTTTCACCCTCGTCGGCACCCTTCCCATTGTCTTCCCCGAGGATGTCTTCGACTTCTTCACCGCCGCTGAGGTATTCGCGTGGCACCAGTCCGTAATAGGTCAACAACTTGACCTTGGAATCTTCAAAATTTGTCACTTGCTGGGTCGGTTCCAGCTTGTCAGACTCGTACATTGACGAAATATCAACTTTTTTGTACTTTCCGTCAGCAATCCCTGCGGCGATCTTGTGGATTGACACATATTTTTCTACAGCAACCCCCATACAGTCATCAACATCGACGCCATTTGGGTCAAAAAGGAAGTTTTTGGGGTTGATCGGGTTGATTTTGATAGAAACACGCTCTTTTTCGCCTGCTCCATACGCCTCCTGACCACCACCCATTGGGACAGTCATCGGCTTGTACTCTTTCACCTTGGAAACGACGATTTCACCAATCCCAGTGCCGTAAATCTCTGCCAAAAGTGTAACTTGGTCGATGGATTTGCGGATTTTGTCCTGCGCGAAGTCCTCCATCAACTGACGTTTGAGCATTTCGACATCGAGACCCTGCTGGTCCTTGATATCGTCGTCAATGTCGAAGTATTCGCCCTGCCCAAAGATAGCCTCAACGATCTCAGCGTGTCGTGTCTCAATGGCTTGCTGGGTCGCTGGAGATATTACCCGGCTGCGCTCTGAACCTCTGAGTTTGTCGGACTGATCCCACTGGCCGCGCCAGATCCGTTCATATCTGTTCCAATCATCAATGTGATTTTGGTCGCGATATTCCCGCCATTTGTCGGTGTGATCAACAATGAACGCGACAAGCTCTTTCTCGCTATCGGTCGGCTCAACCTTCGCTGATTCAGACATATCAGCCAGGTTTATCACCTCGCCAGTGTTACTAAAACCGTCCATTGTGGTCTCTCCTGTTTGACGGGATTCTACCCTTCTAGCAGAATTCTCCTAGAA